ACCGGTTCTCCTTTTTCTAACGCTTCCTTCAAATATGTTTCTACAAAAGGCCAAGTCTGTACTACGTAATCAATTCCGACTGGCTGAATCTTTAAGTCCATTAGGCAGGCATGTAGCGGTTAGCTTTAACTGCTGGTGCTTGTTTCTTTTTACCTGTCCTAGCTTTGCGTACTTTGTCCATCATGGCGTATAACTGTTTAGCACCAGCATCTGTAGAGCCATTGCCTAAATGAGAGACAACATCAGCAGGAACCACGAACTCCCCGTCAGCCAGTCGGGCGGGCTGTTTACCAGCAATAACCCCAGGAATAGAATCAGACATGCCATCGCCAGGTCCTTTAAGCATTCTGCCACCATCGGAATACCCTCCTAGAGAAGAAATGCCACCACTAGCCATCGTCATAGGTTTGCCTTCTTTAAGGCGCTTTTCCATTTCAATAATTGAATTACCTCGACCATATATGTTTTGATAGGCATCGAGGGTTAACCCTTGGGCTTTAGCGGCTTCGACTATATTTGCAATACCACCCTCATTCATAAGCATAGGATTAGAACGCTCATAAGCTGGAGCATCCATCATCAATTCGGCACTTACTGGACGCTGTGTTGGTGTTGCATATTGAGTCTTGTCAATCATGCCTTGTGGGTACAAACCACCTTGTGGATTCATAGCCGTATTCATCATGCTCATACGCTCAACTGGACCACCGTTAGCTAACTGTACAATGCCACCCTCAGCCGCAGTTGTATAGTCCCTATACTCAGGGCGATAAACACTTTCTGGGGCATAGGTGGGGGTTGAGCGAACAAATTTAGATGGATCAAAAGTACTTTCGTAGCTTTCGGTGGCGGGAATACCAAACCGATTACGTTCAGCTTGCATCATGGCGCCAAGGGCGGAAGTACCACCAATGGTAGCTAATCCAGTATTAGATATAAATCCTTTTTCTCCAGGAAGGTACCCAAAAATATTTGGTTTAGGGGCTACAGTAGAGGGTGACAAGGCGGCTGTACCAGCTTCTCCAGGTAATACAGAAAGTCCTGTACTAGAAGTTACAAATGGAGAAGTAGCTCCAACCCCGGTTGCAGAAGGTAAAGCGGCAATACCAGCTTCTCCAGGAAGCGCCATTAACCCCGTGCTAGAAGGTACAAACGTAGTAGCCGCACCAGCTTCAGCCCCAATAACAGCACCTGTACCAGCAGCTCCACCAGCAGCTCCACCAGCAGCTCCACCAGCAGCTCCACCAGCAGCTCCACCAGCAACGGGGGCCGCAGCAGCAGGGAAAGCACCTAAACCACCTCCAGCAGCGCCCATAGCGCCACCTAAAAGGGCGCCTTGCAGAGGATCACCGCCTTGAATAGCCGCACCAGCGCCACCTGCCGTAGCTCCGACAGCAGCACCAATTAACATTGCCTCGCCTACACCGGTTCCCATAAGATATACCTCGCCTAATTTAAGTAGTACTTTATCATGTTGTTAGACAGTTGTAACCGTTACAGTACCAACTCTTCCTACTGTTTTTACGCCTGTTAAGAAGATCAAAGGCTCTCCAAGGGCATTTACCCAATCTGAGCCATTCCAATAGATTGGATACCCAAGGCTTGTATCAAAGTAATACTGCCCAACCTGTAGATTTTCCGTAGGTCTATTTGCCGTAGTACCCGAAGCAGGAACCGTAACGTTTTGAGTAAAGTTGTCAACTTGGTTAAAGTACAGGCGCAAAGCGTTATTCATCTGGTCTTGATAAAGCTGACGGTACTCTACTGGCGCAATCAGTAAATTAGGAGCTTTAGAGGGGCGAAGTGGGACTTGTGCCATTAACGCCTGCCGTCATTACGAATATCAATCCGCGGACTACCTAACTGCCATGCCACGCCCAATGAATCTGACTCAATCCTAAAGGCAAGCTGACGACCCCGTAGGCGGGTATAGACTTGCCCAGTAAACTCTTGAACGTTATATGTAGGGGCGGTAGAAAAGTTATCTCCACTGATTACCTCTGGGTTATCTGCCGCGCCATAGGGCGCTCCAGAGTTTTGACGGGGTTTAACCCGCATCGTAACGTATGGGTTATTAACGTTTGAGCCGTTAAAGTTAACGTCAGGCAGGATACGCCACACAAAGCCAAAGTTATGCCCATCCCCAATATCAAAGTCCGAAGACTGAACATAGGAATTAATTGGCACAGGGGCTATACCCGATACATCATCTACAGCAGCCTCGTGGAACAACATCCGACTATTGTAGTCAGCAGCCATTGGGTATTGGCGTAAACCAGAGTCTAGCCAAGCCGTTCTAGCCATAGTGCCGTAGTACCAAGAGCGTTCTAAATAGTTGTAAATCACGTACTTATTAATGTCGTTTGAGCCTTGTGAACAGTAGAACCACCATATTTCGTTGTAGCTTTCGTTACCGCCGCAGAATACTTGGAAGGCTTGTTCTTTATTAATATCTTCAAAGGTGTACTGCCAAAGCGAGCAAGGTAGGGTTTCTACTCGGCCTGAGTACATGTAGAACTTATCAACACCCATCCAATACGTTACGTTATTTACCGTAATCATAGAGTTTGGAGACATAACGGATATGTTATCCATGAGAATTTGGAAACCCCAAACATAGGGAGGTCCTAGGTATTGCATGGAGTAAATAGCAGCGTCTGTCCATACCAAGATTTCTTGACGGGTATTACGAGCGCCCATAATAAATGAACCACTAGACAGCCTAAACTCGCCTGATTGATTTGTTACTGCTGGCACCCATTCATAGGGGTTTTCTTGGTCTGACCAACGCGCCAACATTGGGTCAAAAGTAGTACTTGCTGTATTTGGATCATATGGATTAGCACCAAAACAGATGACAAATCGCTGAATAGCCGAAGCTACAATCTGCAAAGTTTGATTAGGAACCCGTGTGCCGTCAAACCCAGCAGCGGTAGATAAAGTAGATAGTGGTTGAGCACGGGTTTGAGTGCCAAGCGCAGCCTCCCAGTAGAAAACAGAACCCCCACGAGGGGCAATTAGCAAATCTTGCCCAAAATTATCATTAGTCCAAAGCCGTAACTGCTGCCCAATACCTGACGTAAATCCTTCACCCCAACCATGAGTACCTGTTTCAGTATAGGCAATGACGTTACCGCCCCCTGTTACAGAAGCATTAGCATTAATTTGAACCGTGATGGAATATGCGTTGGCGTTAACAACTGAAGGGTAAAACAAAGTATTTAAAAGCACTGCTGAAACGCCGCCTGTTGCCGTAGCGTTAGCAAAAATAACTGCTTGTCCATTAGCTAAATTGTGTGCTGTTTGAGTTACTACGACAGAATTACTGCCGTTAGTTGTAGTAAAAGGATCAGTTAAGCTAGTTGTTATGCCTGTAACAGGCCAAGGACCTGCACCCCACCCCGTACCTATGGTGTAGGTATTTAACCCTGTTGGTTGTTGGTAAGCAATATCAGTAGCCGATCCCCCGCCAGTTGCAGAAAGGTTGGCTGTAACACTCATTGTTACGGTGTACGCTGTAGTGTTAATCCTAGTCGTAATTGAGTATTCTTGATTTAAAACCGCAGCAGTTATGTTGCTAGTGCTGATTGTGGCTGCATTTGAGATGGTTAAATAATCACCTACGTTTGGCTGGTAGGAAGAATCAACTACCGTAAGTACGTTTGACCCGCTAGTAATAGTAAACGCATTAGCCACGTTTGCGGAGGTAAACACAACAGGCGTAATGTCATTGTATGTACCGCCTTGCTCAATGTAGTATTTAACCTCAGTACCAACACCAAGAAAGTTAGAACTGTTTAACGCAACCCAATTCCATAGCGCACGGGCATATCCCAGAAACTGGGCATTTGCCATCCGAGTCCAGCCACCAATCTTTTCAGGAAAACCAGAACGAAAGCGCACCTTGTCACAGTCGAAGTAACCACCCTCGTTGGAGTAGTCAGTGCCTTCTCGGTTAATTCCTGGACGAAACTGTAACTTCTGTAACGGCATGGGGTTTACCCTAACATTTTGAGTGCTTCTTCTTTGACCTCGGCAACGCGCCTTGACCAGCCCTTACCGAAAGTTTCAAAGGTCTTAAGTGATTGTAAGAACTCTAGCCGTTTAGCGCAATACAGTTCTACTAGTCTAGCTGGGTCTTCCTCGGCTTTTTCTACGGCAGCCATAGTAGCAGGCCCAAAACCACCATCAACAGTAACACCAACACACGACTGCAAAAACTTAATGGCTCGCCCTGGGCCCGAATTAACAGCGACGTCAAAAACGCAGTAGTCAACACCATCCACAAGCTCATCAGCTCGGCAAGCATCCCAGTACTTCCTTTTATAAAGTGGTGCAACGGTTTCAGGGGTAAGCGCCCGCATCTGTTTCTCGTCAACCTCGTGACCTACCCATTCTTCCCATACCCGCTGCGTAACTCCTAAATTAGTGCGTCCTCCAGGATCTTTTTCGTGGTGAACGTAGCCTCCCTCGTGGGCAAGCATCTTCTTTAGGCACAGTTCAAAATTACTTTGCATCTTTTAGCTCCGCCTCGGCTATTTTTTCTTTTGCCTTCATGTCCATAATCTTTTCAAGGGTGCGTCCGCCAAAGTAGAACGACATAATTAGCATACCCCACTGCCCAAGCAGTTCTACGTAATTATTATTAACTTCAACATCGGCTGCACTCATACCTGCAAAGGCGGTGTACACAACCAGAATAAAGATTAGAGTCATGGGGCGAATGTTCTTGGATAACCAGCTATCACTAGCCATATCCGCTTGCGCCCGTTTGGTGACTTCTTGCGATTCTGCGGTATCAGCTTGTATTTCAGCTAGTTTGCCGTCTTGTGCAAGTTTGGCTAGTTCTAACTGGGCTTGTGCTTTAGCAGCTGGGTCAGGAATTAGCTTGTCAATCAGCTTCATTCCAACGCCAACAATGGTGTCTAGTCCTAACATTATTTTTTCCTCGATAACATAGTTGCTGCAATAAAAAGCATTGCTTTTGTTTGTTCTAAATCTGCTGGTTGTTTTTCCCAGCCAACCGTAATCTGCCCTACAAATTTACTAGGATCAGGCGGCACACTAATTCTGCAACCATACCGCATTCCCTTTTCTAAATACCACAATCCAATTTCTGACTGGGCCGTTTTGTATTCACCACACGGTATATTGCCAGCCATTAAAGCTACTACATCTTGGTTATTTGCTTGATTACTTGTAAACAACCCTACATCTAAACCATCGTTTGTTTTATCCCGACCGTTCGTTGTGTAAGCACGGTACTGTATTCGAGTGGCAAGCAACGGATTAACATTAAATATTGTTACTACAGTTGCATCAGTCGTTTTAAACAAATGAACTGCTACTTCGTCAACTCTGTCTTTGTTAATACTAGGTAGCTTTTGGCTTTCCTTGTACGTACCAACAATTAACTCTCGGTGGTCATAAATAATGTATCCCGTAAATGCAAAAACCGCCATTAAAACAATGGCAAACAACTTAAACGGTGAGTCTACATACGCTAATACTTTAGTCAGCGTATCGTCTGCATTTAACTTTCCAGCCATAACATTACAACGTCTGACCACCAGATGATAAGTTAGCAACTACGATAGCTACATGCTGTTCAGGATTTGATAGGTCAAACCCACAGTCACCGCA